AGGCGTTCCGGAACCTGTATGGTTCCAACGATGAAAATATCGTGGTGTTAAACAATGGAATCAAGTTCCAGCCGGCGGCCAGCACATCGGTAGAGATGCAGCTAAACGAGAACAAGAAGACAATGAGCAATGATATCTGCAAATTATTCATGATTCCGCCGGAGATCATCAACGGGGCCGCGACGGATGCGCAGAAGAAATTGTTCATCCAGGAGGCAATTGTGCCAATTCTCAATGTGATGTGTACTTC